AGAGCACTTGTCTCTGCATCTGTGAGTGAAACACGCAGAGGAGGGATGGACACCCATGCAGGGGAACCTGTCATCACAGACTTACTCAGGAGCACACTAAAGATGCCCAACTGGTCTGTGGATTCATTCACAATGGCTGCCCAGTTACCGTATGGTGCATGTGCCTGAGTTTCTCCAGGATTACCAAATGCCACCAAACTGCCTGTTGTAAGGCCCTTGGACAAATCTGGCAGAAACACATTCACAAACTCACCTTGACTGGCATTGGGCACACTACCACCAGTCACATTCCATGTGGTGTTCACATTAAACTTGGGAAATTCGCTCAGATAAAAATTACGTAATCCCGAGTTAATAGCTTGCCCTTGTTTTGTGCCTGCGAGTAATGGTTGTATGCGATTTTGAATGATCTGATTGGTGTTTAAATTGCCTGCAAGAGGAATGTTGATGGTTTGGCTTGTGTAGTCTTTGTACATGATGCCATCATCACTAAACACTTTGGTGTTAGAGTATGCACCTGTGGGATCAGTTAACTCCAGGTATCTGCTTTGTCCGCTGTACACTCTGTTCACAGCTCTCAGTTTAAGAGCTTGACTGTTTTGTAGTGGGAACAGATTGTAGTCTTCACCGTTCACCATTCTGTTCTGTGTGTAAAACACAGCAGGTGCTCTAGCACGTATGGAGTCTGTGGTCTCCCTGCTCAAACTGTTAGCCACAGGGTATGTGAGGCCAAATGTGAGATTCAAGCTGTATGTGTTGTTAGTAGTGTCCACATACCCTAGAGTTAAAGCTTGAGCCTGTATATCCTGTGGTTGAATGGTGTATGTGAGGTTGTTGCTGGTACGATAATACACACGTATTCTGCCAGTGGGAATATTGCCAAAATTGCCATCACCAAATCTGATGCTAATGGCATCTTGACCATTCAAATCTCGTGTGACCACTTGGTAAATGTCTCTGGTCAGTCTGTTCACATTATTGTACACCAAGTTACTGGCAAATATGGCAGGCACTTTTGTCCAATCCAGTGTGGGTATGCCTGTGTCTGTGACAGATTGTACCCATACATCTGATTGATTAACATTAATGGCTGTCAAATCTATAACTCTGTTAGGTATAACAGAGTCCAGAATAAAGTCTGCATAAGCCAAGGTGCCTTGCTTGAACAATGCAAAAAATCCTGTGTTAGCACTTGCATTACCGTTTCCATCATTTCTGTACAACATGCTCCAGTTGTTGAACACATTGGGGGTCTTTTCTTTATAGTAGCCCGAAAAGTTACCTGTGAGTGTGCTCAAAGTGGATTCAGTGTCAAAGTCTGAATTGCAAAATTCAAACTGCATGGCGGTACCAGACACAGTAGAGTTAAATGCGTAAGATAATGTGCTGGTGTTAGTGTTGTTCAGATCATATCTTTCTGCCAGCACTGTGCCAATCTGTGTGCTCTTGACTGGGTCACCATACGGGTTAGTGTTCACAAACGCAGCATTTAACACTAACACGAACTGCTCCAACCAATCGGGATTGTTGGCATCGTTCCACAGCACCAGTTGATTACTCAAGTTTTTACCATTGGAATCAAATATGGGTTGGCTGGTTCGCACACTTTGTAATTTGACCAGACCTTGACTGGTCAAACATCTGCGAGGAGTGTAGCTCAAATAACGTGCCAGTCTGAACACACTCTCTCTACGAGTGGCGGTGTCCATGAAATTCTCTCGCACATTCAGATCCATTCTGAATGCCAGACTGCCTGCTAGGTAGGCCAACATTTCGATAATGGCCACAAACTCTGAGCTTTCAATCCAGTCGTTGAAGTCTTCTGGGTAGTTGACCCTCAAATAATCCACAAGGGCCTGGCGCACTGTATCATAATCATACGCAGCAAAATTTACGAAATTAAAAGCTTGGTATATGACTTGCCAATCTTGACTGGCAAACAGTCTGTTTTGTCTCAAAGTTACACTCATGGGTTGGTGCTTTCCACATTACGACGGTCAAAATCCACACTAAATGCATCCACAAAATTAAAAGGGGCATAAAACAAATTCATTTGCAATTGAATGCCATGGTCTAATTCCACCAAGTTGATGCTTTGCAATTGCACCCTATTGTCTGTTTGCACTATGGAGGTGGCATCTTCCACTATCAACGTGACCACATCTGTGGTCATGGGCTCAAACAAAAGGTCCCAAATTATGCTACCAAAATCAGGTCTCATGACCCGTTCTCCTTTACGAGTATAAAAGTGGTTGACCAGATCTCTTTTGATTAATTCCAGGTCTGTCCATTGTGTTTGTTTAATGCTGGCATCCACACTGCTGTAGCCAACAAATATTCGGGTTCGGGGTGTATTTGCCATGTGCGAATATTTAGCTTGAGTAATATGTACAGTTTTTAATCAGATTCATTGACTATTCACACTGTGGTCACTCAAACTGTGATCATGGAAAAAAGTCATTTATCATACTGCGACATTCACACACATGTGAAAATGTTGGCGTTTAAAATTCAGGCCAGTAACTGGATGCCCTCAGTTATTGTGGGAGTGACCCGAGGTGGCATGTTGCCTGCCACATTGCTCAGCCATTCATGGCGATTACCCATGAAGGCATTAAATGTGAGTTTGCGAGACAATACTAAATTACCACCTGACCATGCTGTCTGGTTGGAAGAACTAGTCCAGTCCGGTAAACGGGTACTGGTTATGGATGATATCAACGACAGTGGTGCCACTATCAATTGGATCAAACAAGATTGGCAAAATCGTGTTTCATCTGCAAGCTTCTCTGACCATGTGCGTTTTGCAGTGTTATTAAACAAATCCACTAGTACTGAATCACCAGAATATGTGGCCAAGGAAATTCCCACAGAAAAGCTGGAAACTTGGTGGATATTTCCTTGGGAACATCTGGAGTGATCTGGATATCAACTACTTGCGCGACACAGTCACAGTGGGGCCGCAAGAAGTTCGAGAGTGTGGAAGCTGCACTCACACATGTGCAGCACATCAAACCACGTTAACCTAAAAATATGGGTTGACAAACTGAGCCATCATGTTACACTGCAAATCCAAACAAGGAGCGTGCATCATGTCCTACAAAATCCAGCTCAGCCCTGCCCAAATCCATGCCATCTGCGCTGCCCTTGAGCAGACGTCGCCTCGGCCCAATCCTGCGCATGATGAAAACACTCGCCAGGAAGTGGGCATGCTCTTGCATATGTTTCAAGCCACCCTTAAAGAGCCAGAAAGTGCCAACATGCTGCACGGGTTTACCCTGTAGCATGCCTATTATTTGCGTATCCAAGCCCATATACAGCTTGGATACGCTATCGTAATCTCTAAAAAGGCTTGACTAGTCCGTCTAGTGTGTTATACTGCCCACATGAACAAGGAGAGCAACATGCAGAACTGGTGTGTGGATCCTCAAGGGACTACTGCTGAACGTATGATTCTCCAGTTGGCTGGGATGTGCAACGGTGCCAGCACCTGGGATGGCGCTGGTTTCAGCAAGCTGGATACAGCATTTGGTCACAGCCTGGCTGAACGTGCCCAGCAAGGGCGTGCTTGGACAGAGAAGCAGGCTGTTGGCGCCCTAAAGCTGATCAACAAGTATCGCCGCCAGATTGGGGGCGAAGCTGTGATCCGCACTTGGATGGAACGCCCTGTTTTTGCCATGATGCCGCTCACTGACGCTGAACGCAAGCAGAAGGCTGCGGGTTTGCGCAAGGTCACCAGCGAGGACAAGACTGCTGTGTTCACCTTCCCTTACGATGCTGGATTGGTGGCCGCGCTCAAGGGCATCCGTGGCGAACACAAGGGCCAAAAGTATTGGAGCAGCTGGGACGGCGCTCACAAGCGTTGGAGTGTGCCGGTGAATGAATCCAGCATTCAGCAGATCATGACCTTGGCACGCGACTATGAGTTTGAAATCGAAGAACGTTTTGAAACATATTACAGCCGGGTAATGGCCAAGCTGGAATCTGTGCAGGGAGCAGCAGAGGAGAGCCGGGTTGTGACCACCCTGGGTTATGAACAGGCAGTGGCAGTGAATGATGGCATGATTACCATCACGCACAAAGATGCCAGTGTGCTGGCTGAATTCCAGGAAGCTCTTGCTAAACTGTAATAGTGTGGCAAAAATGCCACACTATTCCTGTGAAAAATTGGTTGACAGGGTCCACCACTAGTGCTATAGTGTGCTCACAAGACGAGGAGACTGTGGATGTTGGAATTTACTGCTAGCCCTGCTCGTGTTCGTGAAGCCACCAAGCTGGCCTATCGTTATGGCATCCAGATGACCCAGGGCGTGAGTGACTACTGGCGCAGCCTGCCTCGTGCTGCAACCATTCCTGGGTTTGCGTTCACCCTCAAGCCCTACCAGGCTGAGGGCGTGGCCCATTTGGAAAAGTGGGACGGAAATGCACTGATTGGTGACGAGCCTGGTTTGGGCAAGACTGCCCAGGTGATGGCCTACGCCCACAAGCACCGTCGTTTCCCCATGCTGGCTGTGCTGCCCAAGACTCTAATCCTCAACTGGCGTCGTGAGCTGACCCTGATGCTGGGCGCTCAGCTCAGTGTGCTGGTGGTGGGCTTTGTGCCCAGCAAGCAGCGCCAGGCCCAGCTCAAGGCGCAGTATCCCCATGTCACGTTCAGCAAGATGCCGCTGCCAGGCTTTGATGTGACCCTGATTAACTATGACATCGTGGCCCGCAACCAGCAGGCGCTGGAAGATGTGGGTTATGATTATGTGGTGGTGGACGAGAGCCACAAGATCAAGAACCCCAAGGCTCAGCGCACTCAGGCCATCCTGCGCCTGATCACGGGCCGTGAGGAGGTAAAGGGCAAGCGGAACGAGTGGCGTGTGCTACATGATGGTGTTCGTAGCGTCACTTTCATGACGGGTACACCCATTGTGAACAGGCCGTTGGAACTGTGGACCACAGTGAGCACCATTGCTAGCTGGGTGCCCCAGTTCGCCAACTTCTTCGCATTTGCCCAGCGTTACTGCAACGCCCACCGCACTCAGTGGGGTTGGGATTTCAACGGCCACAGCAACGAAGCTGAGCTCAACCAAATGCTGTGTGACACTATCATGATCCGCCGTCGCAAGGAAGATGTGCTCAAGGATCTGCCGCCCAAGACGTTTGTGACCGTGCCCTTGGAGTTTGACCGTCGCGAGTATGATGCTGTGGCTCAGGCGTTTGAAGGTCGTGGTGACTGGAAGCAGGGCATGCAGACACTCATCAACTATGGTGGCAATGCTGCCAAGAGCGATGAGGCCATTGTGGCCATCAACAAGTGCCGCGAGATTGCAGGCTACGCCAAGATGGCCAGCGCCATTGAGTGGATCCTGGACTACGTGGAAGAGGGTGAGAAGCTGGTGGTGTTTGTACATCACCAGCGGATGGTGGATCAGATCACTGCTGCTGTCAAGGCTGCTGGCGTGGGTGTGAGAATGATCCGCGGTGGCGTGGGCCTGGAGGAGCGGGCGCAGGCGGCGCAGGAATTCCAGACTGACAGCAGTGTCAAGGTGATGGTGCTCAACATCGCTAGTGCAGGCTTTGGCATCACGCTCACTGCTGCCCGGGCGTGTGCGTTTGTTCAGCTGCCCTGGACACCAGGCGACCTGATCCAGGCTGCTGACCGTGTTCACCGCATTGGCCAGACCGACAACGTGACAGTTTACAACCTGGTGGCAGAGGGCACGGTTGAGGAAACGATTGGTGAACTGATCATGGCCAAGGCTGAAGTGGCCAATGCTGTGGTGGATGGTGGTGCCAACACAGAGCTGGCTACCATGAGTCTGGGTAACTGATCAACAAGGAGATAGTAACATGGCCACACGAGCAATCAGTCACGATTTGGATAACGCATATATCAGACATCTGTTACCTAAAGTTAAAGGATATGAAAAGCAGGACCCATCCACTATTGAGTGGATAATTGAGCATGGCCTGATGCAGGCGAGCACTGTGGCAGAACATGCGGTGGCCTCTGTGGGTGGTCATGAAGTGGTGAGTGAAGACAGCCATGACATTTCAAATGGTTGTGATGTCAAACTGGCCACAGCTATAATTTATGGTACGCCGCATGCCTATGGAACACTTCTGCGGAACTTCAAAAACAAAACTGGTGATCTGATTGTAATTGTGTATGAACGTATATTAGACAAGTTTTACTATTTTAGGATTCCGCACAGTGCCTATTCTCAAATCAACAGTTGCCTGACCATACCGTTCAACAAAGATGGCACTCCCCTACGCTATATTTACAACAACACGGTAAAACAAAAGTGGTGGAAATACGAGAAGACTACATTTGAAGAAATGGTTATTACAGACATTATTCCTCTTGTAGGGGAACATTTCACAGTGTTGACTGAAATGGGTTGGCCCGATGCATGGTTTGTGAACGACCACAAGGATCCATCTATGAGGACACATAGGGAACAGAAACAAAGTTGGGTGGCCAGCCAAGGGCTAACATCCGACTGTAGCGAACGTATTGGTGGCTGGGCATTTAGAGACAAGCAGGCCGCCCTTGCATTCATGGTGGAGTGGAAACATACACTGTGATGGAGGCAATAACCTGTGTGACCACTCTCAGTAACTTACATTGGCCCCCTGGCTATGCATGGCATGTGAGTGATGGAGAAAAAAATACTCTTAGTAGACCACTTGAAGGTAGTAAGCGGGCATGGATACGAAGCCAAGGCTTGGAGTCTACATGTATGGAAACCATGGGTGGTTGGAGTTTTAGGAACAAAGAAGATGCCATAGAGTTTATGCTGGCATGGAGTTGAATTAACCACCGGGATTTGCATTAAATAGGATCATGAGCCAGACCTTATCCAGATGCGCAAATGTGCAATTGAGCGTGAATTTACCCAAATTTGAATGTACTGACGACATCATGGGTAACTTTGGTAACCTAACAGACTTTGGCAGGGGTCTTGGCAGCATTCCAGGCCAGCTGGGCAGCATTGTGGACTGTGTGACTGAAGACCTTAGAGCCCAAATAGAAAAAGCACTCAAAACTTATACAGACACCATACGTGCCATCATGAAGGCCATCAATATCAATATTCCGGATCCCATATGGGACACAATTGAGGTTCCTGAATTTGAATTTGAATTGAGAATGAGAGCCTTGTGGACAGATTTCAAATTGTATTTGTTCGAGAAATTGATTGACATATTAAGTAAAATACCTGGATTAAGTTTTATTCTTAATTTGTTAAAAGTCCCCATCCCTTTTTTAGAGGGTGTTTATCTACTGGATGTTTTCACTCCTGAGGGCAGAGCCAGAATTGAAAAGGCTGTACGAGATAAACTGGACAGCATTACCAAGGCCTTAGGCATGCCTTGGGATTTATCTTTCACAGGCGAGTTGACCCTGAAGAGCCCAGAATTTGCAATACAGAACATCCTAAACAGAATATATTCTGAGATTCAAAAAATGATTAGTAAGATAATCTGGAATGTGTTGAACTTGATACCGAATCTAACCGCAGTCATTAAAAAAATATGGCAAGCACTAAAATTACCCATGCTGCCCACATTCTTTGTGCCAGACTTTGATGAAATCTTTAAAAACATTTGGGATGGTGTGGTGGACGCATTTGATAATGCGGTGGATAGAATGAAAGCCATGATCGATCGCATGTTGAATTTCAGTTTGAAGGATCTGCTTATGAAAGCGTTTGGTAGCATATTAAAACTGATACCTTGGCCTTTTGGTTGGACCATCAAGGAGTTACTAAAATTGAGTCAAGTGGAGTGGAATCTCACTTTGCCTGAAATAAACTTTAGTAGAATCATGCAGGCTATACAGGACTTATTCAACAGGATACCCACCCTAATATTTGAACTGTGGCTGCAATTGATAAAGCCCTTTCTGGATGCAATCAAAAAGATCTTGGCTCCCATAGAGGAGTTGTTGAGGTTGATACCATTCACATTCTGTTCATTCATCAATTTGGCAGCCAAACCCATATTGGGTATGGGTAGCCTGGTGAGAGATATTCTGCCACCAGGCATCACCATCAACACTGTGAATCCTCCACCCTTATTGACCTAGATCAAGTATCTTGTATTCGGACACCAAACCTGGTGTCCACATGCACAAATGTGGAATATTGGATGGTGTTCAAGTTCAGCTGACGAGCCACCTGTATCAATGCAGCAGGATTCACATTAGCTGTGCTGATGTCCAGTGCTTGTCCTTTAATGTGATAACTGTCTTTTGCCCCCCTTACGTAGGTATTATATTCAGGTGATCTGTATCCACTTATAACAGTCAAGGGGGTGTTCAATAACTGCCCCAACTTATTTCCAGCTGTGAGAGTGTTGTCCAGGATCTTTTTATAACCATCTGGGTTGCTGGCATTGTTGACCACACTGTTTGCAAATCTCAAATATGGATACTTGCCCGGGTCCATGGCCACTGCCCCAGAAACATCGCCTCCCCCGCCGCCACGAGATCTCACACTAAGCGGCATCTCTGCTCTCACTTCTCCTGCAAACTTCATGGCATTGGCTCTGCGACGACTGATCAAATCCAGTCTGACTTCCCCACAGGCTTCACGCCATGCCATGATTTCCCTGGGCACATGATCATACTTTTTGTCAGTTATCAATTTGGGTACTTCGCTACTCTGGAACTTTTCTGCGCCAATATTGAATGCAAAGTCCACCAATGCATCAAATTGCTGTTGAGTGATTGGATTTGTGATGCTGGTCTTTATCAAGCTCACAATGGGCTCCAAATCCTTCTTGAGCAGTGTTTCTGCCTGTGCAGGTGTGATGCCTGAGGCAATGGTGACAGATGCACCATCCACTTGAATCACACCTGCCTGCTTTTCTGCTTCTGAAATCACATGACCATATCCAATCATGTTTTTACCTTCACACACATTCTGAAACATCTGACCAGGTAGTTCAGCTGGTCTGGGTCCTGCCAAGGTTTCAAAGCTCTTAATGTCAGCAAGCCCTGCGTCACTCAATACATATTCCTGAGCGGGTTTGAATTCCCATCTGGGTGTGGGATCTTGCACATACACAGGCACACCCGCGTCGGTGTATCTGACACCCACATATCTCTGTGGACGCTCATTTGTCACTGGCGGTGTGGCTGGAGTCTGTGGATTGGTGGGATTATTATTGGGCGGAGTCACGCTAGCCTGTCCTGCTGCCAGTCCTCTGGAATATGTGGAGGCAAATGATGCACCTGCAGTAGTATTTAAACCTGGCCATGTGGTACTCAATGCTCTGTTTACTTCTTGTAATTTTCCGGCTTGCAAATCACTCAACAAATTACCACCTGTTCGGGCTGTGTAGTCCTGTTGAGCTAAGTACCAAGCTGCCCTATCTTGATTCATGGGACTAAAGTCATTCAGGCTATATTGAGATGCCATACGGTCCCAGCTGCCTTGAATAAATTGATATCTGCCAGCAGCAGTGCTTGTACCACCTGCCCCCACTCGTCTTGGGTGATCTCTAAAATCTGAGAAAGGAGTATTGCCATTTAAGATATTGTATCTGCCTTTGCTTTCAGGGTCCGCAATAGCCTCTAACAGACCTCTACCTTCTGGTGGTATCTGCAGATACACTCCATTACGTTGAGTGCCACCGCCTGGTACTACAGCACTTGCAAAGGATGTGGTGTTAGCACTACCCACACTGACCTCAGCCCCTTGTCCCACCCAGCCCATACACTGGAAGGGTGAACTTTGACCCACGTCAATAGCACCCACTCTGAGTTGTTCCACAATTGCAGCCTGTCTCACAATGGTGTTTGTGCCAGTATATCCTGGACTTGCTATAAATCGTGCAGGAGCAGGTTCTGCA